CCCCTTTCGGGGGGGGCACTGGTGTGATCGTAATTTACAACCACAATGGGTACTGCTTATGTCTACTTATTCATATTGCAATTGGACAAATACATATTATGGATCTGGGAAACCATATCTCTCTGAGATGTGGATTCATGGATGCAGTTATGGAAATACTCCTTTTGCTGATGTGAAAGTAGGTACTAAGACGCCAAATTGGAATGCAATTAAAGCATCTGATATGATGAAGCCCGTTCAAGACTATTCGAGAAAGATATCGGATGGTCCTGGTTCTTATGTGTTGGCACAATTCCATTACAAGTACATACGTGATTTTAATGTCACGGTGTGGCAAGGATGGATTGAAGGCCAATATCATATGAATTACGTTAGACCTCCTATCTCAGAGAGTGACATACGTTCGCGTGCAAACGACATAAAACTCGATTGCATAGCAGAAGCTGACGCGTTGTTACAAAGACGCTTAGCAAATATGTCAGTAGAATCTCTCGTTGAAGGGATGGAGTTACATAAAACCTTAGCAATGTTCGGGTCTCGTGTACAAAAGTTGTCTGAGTTTGCGACTAAACTTTCATTTAAGTCTATTAGCAAAATCAAGATGTCTTCGTATTTCAAGCAACGTGCTAAGTCACACAGGGCAGGCATTCGGTACGTACCAACCAAGAAAGGCCTTCAATTATCAGCTGTCAGTCGAAAGACTTTAATCAGTGATTATCTTGAATGGACTTATGGGTGGGGACCGCTTGCAGGTGCCGTAGAAGACGCCGCAAAGGCTTTAGCAAAAGTGCTCGTAGGACAGAGGAAAAAGAAAATCTCTGCTCATGCGTTCCGCACTTTGACTACTTCTAACCGTGTTATCTCATTCGGAAGCGCAGTGTACGGACCTTATTATGAGGTCTGGATCACTGAGAAAATCCGTATAGATATATGGTCTGGGTGCCTATTAAAAAATGAGTGGGACACCGCACAGATTATTACCGATGCTTTTGGTATATCTGGGTATGGTGTTGTGAGGTCTGCTTTTGATCTTACTTACTTTTCATTTCTTGCTGACTATGTCTCCAATTTAGGGGATGTTGTTAGTAATTTTGGATTGTCACTGACTCGTATGATGATAGGTTCAAGTTATCGTTCTGAAAAAATTACCTACGAATCCAGTTATGAGATTCGTAATTTTAAAGGTAGTTCTCAGGACGCTTACCAGAGACCCTCATTCGAAGTCCCAAGTATAATACATCAGGGCTTCGGAAAACAGATGTTCTTTTCAAGAGCTAGAACGACTCCTATTGACCATTATGTGAGATTGCACTTTCAAACGCCGAATCTTCGGCAAGTGTTTAATACCACAGCATTGGCTTTAGGCTTTTCGTTTAAAGGCTTTAGAAGATAGCATTATTTCTTTTAATCAATAACAACCTCGTGAGAGACATTATGTCAATCGTAAATTTAACCGGTCCCACAACTACAACAGGGACAACAACCTTACTCACCTCGCCTACGTATAGCTTTTCACCTGGTATGTCCAAGGACATGTCAGCAAAGGCATACGTATGCAGTGGTTTAGGTGGCACACAAGGGGGGGTGGCTATCCATTCTCTGGCCAAACCTAAAGAAGTAATTTTCAAACGATTCAAAGAATACGCACGCGCTATCAAGTATAATAGCGTCACTGCGAAATTTGGTGTCGTTCCGAAGAATACAATTTCGGTGATTGGCCGGGCAGGATTAGCCATCAGCGCAACACAAGTCGAACTTGGGAATGTACGGTTAGATATTTCCGTACCTTCCGGAGCTGAAGCTTATGCTGCTGCTGATACGGAGGCAATGGTCTTAATGACATTGCAAGCAGCAATAAACCAACTTCCGGCACTTTTAGATGCAAGTCGTTCAGGTATTATTTAAACTGCTTATTATCTATATTTTGATTTATCATCATATAGATGTATCCGGTATTTATGCGCTGTAATTCGTAGCGCAACCCTTTTGTTTTCAACCCTAAATGTGGTGAATAAGATGATTAAAGATAACAACATCAAAAATATAACAGCAGCTCTGCAAGAAAATTTAGTTAATGCTTGCAGGATTGACCGTGATTTTGTACGTGCTGATCATTTGGATTTTAAATCATTTGATCTTCAAAGCATATACAATAGCGGCTCTTTTGCGCCTCACCAGGTAGCAGCCATTAGACTCTTTCAGGAGTTTCTGGCGCGCTATACTGAAGGTAGCTCAAAAGCCAATGACGACCGGTGCTGGGAGAAATTCAAGGATTCGCAGGTAAGATGTGCGGAGCAAAATCAAATGATTGCTCTACACACTATCTCGAAAAGTTCTTGGAACCGCGTGTTATTCGATATTCTGGATAACGCTGCCGGTATAATCTCCGAAGCATGTGACCGGGTTGATTCCCAATCTGGTCTCGGTACAGACCCGGAAGCAAAGTATCCCTTGATTTTCATGGATGCGGATCTGAGCTTTGATGTTCAGAACCCGTTCGTTAAAGAACAAAGGTTTGCTATTTCAGGTTTTGATACTGGGCCAGGTACAACATGGGAAACGACAGCTGACATTATCGGGAAATTCCCGAAGAAAGGTCAGTTCGTAATCACGGATCATCTATTATGTTCAGGAGTTAACCGCTATTATGAAAATGTAGCGAATTATCTCTTGAAATCACATAATGCTTTTAAAGCGCTAAAGATGTCCTTATATAAGACGTCTGCTGTTAAAGCGAGTTTTGTACCAAAAAAGGATGACATTTCGCGCGATATAGTTCCTCAGTTAAATGGTGATCTATTGTTTCAATTCCCGATCTGCAAATACTTGTTGTTTGTATTACAAGAGCTTGGTATTGATTTACCGACTCAAGAAATCAAACAGCAGGCACGCGCTAGAAAGGGGTCGCTGTATGGAAGTGTATGTATGACTTACCCAATTGGGCGTCATCGTGCACCTATATGGTGTACAATGGATCTTACAACTGCTTCCCATTTAGTTGGATGGAACCTTTGTGATAAGCTATTTCCACAATGGTTGTACGACCAGATGGTGATGACACGATGTGAAAATGTCGTGAATAAGCACTATCATGGTACGACTGATATCGTGACACTACAAGCAATGGCTACCATGGGGAATGCATACTGCTTCCCCATGCAGACCCTGGTTTTTCTTACCATAGGTCAAGCATGCCTTCGTGCTCTAAGCTTACCTGAAGATTGGATTAGTGTTTATGGCGATGATATAATCATCGACCATGAAGCTTACGATCTCCTTGTGAGGGTGTTAGAAAGTTTGTATATGGTGCCTAATAAAAAGAAGTCATTCTCACGCGGTCACTTTCGTGAATCGTGTGGTGGTGATTTTTACCAAGGTGTCAATATACGTCCTGTGTCGCCCAGATCTTTAACAAATTTGAGTGACGCTTACTCCTTGATCAATCAACTAAATGATTGGTTTGATGAACATCGCATATTAATGTCTGATCAGCTTTGCGCGGAATTGGCAAAGATGGTCATTGCATTTCATTCAGATTTTTCTGTTCAAAGAAACAAAAAACTGAAAAAAGTCCAGAAGAATAATAAACCATTCTTTTTGGTGCCGATGTTTTCAAATTTGTCCGAAGGCTTTAAAATGTCGCGTAAGGGCATGCTTAGCGTGTGGGAAGATTGTCGTACTATCGTGTACGATAACCTGTTTTCACATCGCGAAGGCGCTGCTTTATCACGATTTGTTGTGAGTAAGATCTACTCCAACTTTAAAGCGCATTCACATGAGTTTGACGAAACTTCTATGTACAGTGACGAACCAGAACTTCCTGGGAGTTGGTATGATACATTATACCAATCCGAGGTTGTTTCTTATTCGGTGCTGTCCACGGAAGCTTATGGACGTCCTGTTAATGTCGAAGAGGTTGCTGTATTGCATACTCTTAGATGTTCAGGTGTCTATCGTGCTCAGTCGGACGGGAGTAAAAAGTTTTTCATCGCAGGAAAAAGCGATGGAAGATTGGTACAACGAAACAAGACTAGTCCACTAACTCAGTGGGACACATTGCCCGAAGGCGGTGTGTTTCTTGTCTCGAACTTTAGGTTAGCGAATGAAAGAAAACTGCTTGCTGCAATGTGTGTAAAACTAGCATACAAAACAGCAGGGCAACTTTGAATGAGTTGCGCCTAAATAGTTAACTTTCTGTTGACTACCTATTACTAAACTCTGTGTAATTCGTAGAAAAAATCGCCATAAGCGAGCTCAACAGAACCACACGCGGTGTTAGTTACCCGCGGGCACCTCCCC